CAGCTCCTTCGCGAAACCCAGATTGCCAGTCGGGAGAGTGTGAACCAGAGGGCGACCGTCAGCAGACACGCCGCCGTAATTGATGGCCCCTGGCTTGAGACTAAAGCTGTCAAGCACACCGTCATCGTGAGCCAGCAGAACAGGGTCGACAACACGGTGCCCCTGTTTAAGCGTGGTCTTGTTGATTTCATTCAGCACCTTGATGTCGGGCAGCGCCAGCATCGCGGGACTGCGCCCGTAGATTTCGCCCGGGGCCAGCACGTAGCGGGAAATCGAATACGGGAAGGTGTGGTAGCCGCTTTCCTGCACCACCTTCTTGTCGGTCGTGCAGATGTAGTAGCTGCCGAATTCCATGCCCTTGGCGTCGAGCCGGCCGGGCGCGAAGTCCTCGCGCGGCATCACGCAGTGGATGAAATCGAATTCGCGATCAGGGTGCTTCTCGGCCACTTCCTTCAGCTTCGGGCCGAGCGCGTCTGCCCCAAAGGCTTGCACGGCCTGGCGCACGGTGTACTTGAACGTGCGGATTGCCGTGTCGATAATGCCTTGGTGGTTCTCGGCGAAATGCACTTCGCCCAAGTGGATCGCGCGATAGCGGATGCCCACGGTGCGGCCGGTGCGGTCCTTCAGCGCGTCGGTGAACATGCAGCCGGTGCCGAAGGCGCCCAGGCCCATGTAGATTTCGTGCTGGTTCGACGCGAAGTTCGCCTGCGGCGCGTAGCGCAGCCGGAACAAAATGTCCGTCACGTCGTCAAACCACTCGCGCGCCTGGCGATTGCGGTTCAGCGTTTTGTCCATCGCGATGAGCCGGTGCCAGCGCTGGTTGCGCGGCGTCAGCATGCTTTCCATCGCAGCGGCGAATTTGGTGCACGCCATCGCCGCGGTGGCGTCGTACATTTCCTGCGTGCGTTTGTTGCCCGGCGAGTTCGTGCCGGTGAAGCTGCTCGTGTAGTTCGGCATCACGCGGCTGGCGACTTCTTCCCAGTGCGTTTCCCAGTTACCGCGATTGGCTTTCAGGCGCGCGAGGCGCTGAACGACGCGGCCGGCGATGTCGTCCTGTACGAGTTCCATCAGCCCCCCAGCAGCGTCTTGCTGGCCGTTGTGGGCGTGGACGTGTCGCCGAGCCCACCAGTCAGGACGGTGGACGCGCGCCCGCCGGCGGCCAGCTGCAAGCGGCGCTGGCGATCAGCTTCCTGCGTCTGCGCCTGAATGGCGGGGTCGACCGCCGGGGTGGGCGGCGGTGGCGGCGGGGCCGGGATACTGGGTTTGCTGAATAGGCCGGACATAGCGGAAATCCGAACGTGATGTGATTACCGCAATGTACCACACTAGCCAAGCACTGAATAGTCCATCCCTTCCGCCACTCGGTTGCGCCGGCCGCCGTTGCGCGACGTGCGAGTGTCGGTGCGGCTGACGCGAACAGCGAACGTCAGCGCTAGGGCGTCGGCGTCGTCGGGGCTGTGGTAGCCGCGCGACTTCATCTTCTCCTTCGATTCGAGCATCAGCTTGTCGGACGTTGCCGACGCGAACCCGTATTCGGGCGCGCTCAGATCGTCCGCAAGTCTGCCATCGTCTTCGATGCAGCCTTCGCCCAGCCAGTCGCGCATGCGCCCCCAGATTTCGGTGCGCTTGTTGCCGTAGCGGTCGTCATCCGCCTTGGACCCGAACTGCACTTCGACCACGCGGTAGCTGCGGTCCTTCAGGATGTCGACCACGCCACCGCCGACGCCGCCGCCGTCGATCGCCACGCTGTCCGGTTTCGTTTCGTCTATCAGCTCGGCGATGCGGTTGGCGCTGTACACCAGGTCCATGGACTTCCAGCGGATCGCCGGCCGGCTGCGCGCGTCCCTGCCCTGTCGCCAGCGCACCACGCATTCGTCGTCGCCGAAGCGCGCGATGTCGCAGCCCATGATGAGGGGCGCGCCGCGGTCCTCGGGCGGCAGTTCGCGGCTGGCTGCGAGCATGATTACGTCTCGGCTTATAAACTGCTTGTCACCTTGGCGTGGGAACTGGCCGTACACTTCGACCCGGGCTTCGTCCGAGTCGGCGCCGTACTGCGCGATGATCGCCGCGTACACTGCGGCGTCATTTTCCTCGACGGTGCGCGCGTCGATGTTCTCGGTCAGCCAGACGTCCCGCTGCTTGTGGAAGCATTCGAAGAATGTGCCCGAGTTGCGGCGCGGGTTCGAGAACGCAAGCCAGTATCGGTCAATTGTCTTTTCGGTAAAAAACCCTTCACTGACCTTCCAAATTGCCGGTGGGATACCCGATGCCTCGTCGAAGATCAGACAAACGCCCTTATGATTGTGGATGCCCGCGAACCCGTCCGGCGCCTCTTCGCTCCAGAGCTGGGCCTGGGCGTAGTAGTAGCCGGTGTCGATTTTCAATTGCTTCTTCAGCAGATCTTCAAACCACGGTGCCGGCTTCAGGTACATCGCGCCCTTCTCGAACCAGTGCGAGTTGATCGACAGGGTGTGCCAAAACCCGACTTCAGCCCACGTTCTGGACTTCAGCTGCTGCTCGTTATTGGCCGTGACGATCGTGGTGGCGCCCAGCCTGGTCGTCAGCATCCACAAGACCAGCCACGACACTAACGCGGATTTGCCGATGCCGCGGCCAGACGCCACGGCGCCCTTCATCATCGTGTGCGCTTCACGCTTTGCCTGCGCCAGTTCGCCCGCCCTGATATGCGCGGCGATGCGCTTCAGCCACCGCGTCTGCCAAGCGCGCGGGCCGTGCTTGCCCTCCAGTGGCGAGCCCTGCTTATTCCACGGGAACGCCGCCATTACGAAGGCGTAGGGGTCGTCCGCAATTTCGGGCGACCACAGGAACGTCATCAGCTGCTGTTCGTCCTTCGCGTTGTAGATCGGTTTGGGCTGGCTCATGCGGCCTCCTTAAACGTCCAGCCGCGATGCGCTTTGACCCGGCCCGTCAAACATTGGCTTATCCCCGCTGCCGTGAAACCCGCGGCGACCGCCTCGTTACGGTTGTTGAACTTCATGACCGCGCCACCGACAACGCTGACCGCCTCGATCGGCTTGCCGTACCGCGGCACGTTATCTTTGGGCGCCCATCCTGCCGCGCGCTTCGCCGCCCAGTAGTGCTCGCTGTTGCCCTGCGGTGTGACGTACTCAAGGTTCTCGGGAGCGTTGTGCGTCTTGTTCAGGTCCTTGTGGTTGACCTCCGCGTATTCGAATGCGGGACCGAAGAATGCTTCGGCGACCAGGCGATGTGCCAGTACGTGCTTGTTGCTGCCGTCCAGCCGAAGAGTCAGCTTCACGTACCCGGCGTGATTTGGGCTCCCTTTCATCACGCGACCGGTTTGAGCGTTGCGCACACGGCCAAGGCTTGACGCCTGATAGCGCCCGCCAGTCGACGGCACGTCCTTCCATGTTTCCATTGCGGCTCCTACATCGTGTTGGGATTACCGCATTATCTCAAATCTTAAAAACTTTTCAAAAAATTCTGAAAAAATAATAGCGGGCTGCACGACATACCGTGAGAGGCAGCGGCCGCTGCGAGCGCGCCCCCACCCCCGCCCCGGCGCCCCCTTGCCTCATGGGGCCCCCTTCGGCTTGCGGCCACGCTTCGGCTGTGCAGGTGCGGCGGCCGCCTGGTTGGCGCGAGCTGTCAGACTGGCGCGCGGCGCACTGATTTCGCGCACGCTTGATTGTTCATCAGCGGGTCCAGTGGGAGAAACGTCCACATAATCAACAACTTGCGAATCCAGCTCCTTGCGCTGGTCGCATACTGGTCGCAAAGCACGGGCGCGAGCGTCCTGCAACGCGCTACCGATGTCGATGGTTTGCGTGACGTTGATGTCCATGCGGTCGCCCCAGTCACGCGGCGAAACCTTGGACGCGAACCACTGGCGCGCCTGGATGCGGTTGCGTGCCTTCTGCGGGTCGTCCTCGCTGTCGGCGATGTGCACAATCTCATTGGCCAGGATCTCGGCGCGAAAGCGCTTCGCGTCCGCGTAGGCATCGAGCAGTTCGGGGTTCTTTTTGAGCGTTTCGTAGAACGCCTGCGGTTCCATCCCAACGTCGCGCAGGAAGTCCACCACGCTTTCCCCGT